GGCCGTCGAGGCGTCGGGGTCCTCGGCCTTCAGGACCAGGAAGGCGTTGCGAGCGGTCAGGGCCTGCCGAAAGTCCAGCCGCTCGCGGAGACTGACGGTATCGCCGTCGGGGTGGCGCGTCTCGCCGTCCCCCTTCGGGGGACAGATGCAGTCGATCGTCGCCATGTCAGGCCGCGGCGTGGGCCGGCTCGGCCTCGGCCTTCTTGGTGGTGGTCTTGGGCTTGGCCTTCGACTTGTCACCGCCCTCGGCCGTGGTGGCGGCCATGAGGAGGGTCGGGGTATCGCCCAGCTCGGCCTCGGTCAGGGTCGTCACCGCGGTCGACTTGAAGACGGTGTCGCCGACGTCGTCGTAGAAGGCGTGGCCGGTCAGGACGACCGTGCTGTTCTGGCCGACCTCGCCCTCGGTGCGGGTGTAGATCCGCATCGGGATGACGACGTCCCAGGCGTAGAAGGTCGAGGGCGTCGCGGCGACCTCGGTCGAGATGAAGCGGAGGCCGACATAGCGGTTGACCGCCTGGTCCGACATCCAGTGGTCCGATTCCGAGTCCACGCCGACGATGTCGGCCGTCTTGGCGAAGGTCGCCTCGAGCTCGATCGTCCGGGCACCGGGGCCGTAGGCGGCGAGGTCGAACGTCTGGGCGCCGTTGGCGAACCGCTTCTGGTCGACCTCGTGCGACAGCCGCAACGTGAAGTTGTGGAGCGCGTCGGTGATCTGGTGGCCGAAGACGCCGGCCAGGGTGTCGCCGATCCAGATGCCGCCGTCCTTGAGATAGACGAGGGCGTCGGTCGCGCTGACCGCGAGGTCCGGGGTCGGCACCGTGCCGTCGACGGGGCTGTCGGTCGAGCCAGTCGAGGCCACCGCGCCGAAGCGCCAGGTCATGGTCGTCGACAGCGGGCCGAGCCCGTCGGGACCCGTGATCTCGAGGCTCTCGAGGAGGCCGTCGCGGAGCTGGAACCAGTCGGTCAGGACGTCGTCGCCGAACTCGTAGGTGAACACGTCGGGCTCGTCGACGGTGAGGCTGGCCGGGTCGTGGACCCAGGTCTTGGCGGTGCCCGCGCCGGTCGGGGCGATGCCGCCGCCGAAGAAGGCCGACATGAGGATCGGGATGTTGTCGTAGGCCAGGGCGCTGTCGGTCAGGCTGGCGGTGAGGTCGGGGGCCGTCCGGTAGGGCGGTGCGACCGGGTCCAGCGAGCCGACGTCGACGTCGGGGTCGGTCCAGTTGAGGACGACGCTGGGGGTGCCCCCGAAGGGGTAGGCCCGGGTGGCCGGGACGGCGGTCCCGAAGTCGGCCTGGCGACCGAACTGGTGCTTGCGAAGGCGGACGAAGCCACCGAGGATCGGCATCGAGGTTCTCCCTTCTGTGCTGCGCTTGCTGCGGGTCCTGGCGCCTACCGACCGGCGCCAGAGGGTCAGGCTTCGACCAGTCCGTAGCCCTCCAGCGATATCCGCGTGGCATAGAAGATCCGGGCGTCGGTGTCGGACCACTCGGGCGTCCAGTCGGGCAGGTCGCTGACGTCGCGGACGGCGATGAGGCTGTTGGGACCCGCGGCGTGGAAACGGGACTCGGCCCAGTCGATGAAGCCGTCGACGAAGGCGTCCCGCTGGTCGGCGCTCTCGCCGTAGTCGTAGATGCCGTGGACGACCACGACCTCGGCCGTGGGGGTCCGCTGGGTGATGTTGGTCGAGTGGTCGAGGACCTCGCCGATCGTGTCGACGAAGGCCTGGGGCGGGTTGATCTTGGCCGGCCGCGAGCGGTAGGTCGACAGCTTGACCCCGGCGCTGTCGGCGAAGTCGTCGAGGAGGGTCACCGCGGCGAGGCGCATGGCCGCCTGGAGGCCCACTACGCGGCGCCGTTCCAGAGGTCGATGGCGATGTCCCTGAGGCCCGTCTGCTTGAGGGCCTCGACGGCGACCCTGTCGCGGAAGGGGCGAGCCTCGTAGCCGCCACCGCGGCGGCTGCGGGCCTTCTTGGCGAAGACGGTCCGGGACGTCGCGATGAGCGTCCGGTACTGCTCGCCCGAGATGCCCCGCCGGCTACGCATCACCCTGGACATCCGCGAGTTGAGGCCGTGGCCCTGGGTGCCGGCGTCGACGAAGAAGCCGTGGTACATCATGTTCACCCGGGCCTCGGTGATCAGGCCGCCCGTCTTGCGGATGGCGCCGACCTTGACCGAGCGCCGGAGGGCGCCCTTGCTGTAGGGCATGTCGTAGCCCGAGAGGGTGGACTGGGCGAGGCGGGTGGCCCGCCGCTGCCAGCGGTCTGCGCCCTGGGTGGTGATCTCCTTGGCGACAGCGCCCATCCGCTTCTGGAGCGTGGCCTTGCCCTTGAGGTTCGAGGCCATCTAGGCCACGCCGAAGACGCGACGGTGACCCTTGAGGAGCCGGGCGTAGGTCGGATCGCCCAGGGCCGCCGGGGCGACCTCCGGCCGGAGGGCCATCAGCTCGGCCATCCGGAGGGCGGCCTGGGAGAGGGCGTCGTCGGGGGTGTCGACGTCCTCGTCCCAGTCGCCCACGTCCATCTTGACCCGTGAGATCGCTGCCGACAGGAGCCGGGCAAGCCGGGTCGGATCCTCGTCGAGGTCGCCGTCCCAGTCGGGGGACGTGACGTCGAGGACCTGCTTCAGCTCGTCCAGCTCCGGCCAGGCTGCCATTACGCGCCGAGGGCGAACTTGGTGAAGGCGGCGGGGTAGAGCGGTGCGAAGAAGAAGATGCTCGCCAGCGCGACGTCGCGGCCGAGCTTGCTCGGGACGTCGACCTGAAGGGTATAGGCGCCGTCCTCGCCCCAGGCGAAGCCGCGACTATTGCCGACCAGGACGTCGACGGCGGTCGCGTCAAGGGCCGGGACGTGGACCGGGCGAAGGCCCGAGATCGAGCCACCGACACCGCCTGCCGCGGTGAAGTCGGCCCGGAGGTCGCTGTACAGCGGCTGGTTGGTCGTCGATGCCTTGGCGTCGATGAAGGCGCCGACGGCCGCGCTCGACAGCCAGATCGTGTCGGGACCCTGCTTCATGGCCCCGTAGCTCGACGCCCAGGCGTCGCCCAGGGTCAGCAGCTCGGGGTCGATGGTCCCGCCGTCGTCGACGGCGGTGGCGAGCAGGGCGGTGATGGCGGTCGACTCGGCGTTGGCCGACATGGCCTCGGCGAGAAGCTCCAGGTACAGGGTCAGGTAGCTGGGATCGCTACGGCGGAGAAGTTGCAGGGAGATGTCACCGCCGCCGGCGATGGTGACCGGGCTGAACGTGGCCGGGGTGATCGACGTCTCGGTCGAGGCGATGAGCGTCTTCTCCGTCGTCTGGATACCGACCGTCGGACGGGTGATGAGCTGGGGCAGGATGAGCGACATGCCCGACGCCGGCAGGTTGAGCTGGCGGGTCGTCGACAGGAACGGCCGAGCCGCGCTGATCACGCCGATCATCTCGGACATGTGGGCGGGCGGGACCACACCGAGGTTGTCGGTGGTGATGAGGTCGCTCCAGGCCCGGAGCTGCTCCTGGGGGACGCGCTCGCCGGACAGGACCCGGAGGGCCATCGCCAGCCAGTCGCCGCGGCTGGTGCCCTCGGCCGACTGGGCCGCAAGGCCGGGGATGACGATGTCGGCGCGGCTGCGCTCGGCCATCTCGTGGCGGAACTCGGCGAGGGTCGCGGTCTGGGCGTCCATCTGGGCGCCGAGCTTGCCGACGACCTCGGCGATGGCCGTGGTGTCGATGTTGATGACCGGCTCGGCCGGCACGAGTGCGCTGCTGCCGGCTTCCGGCATGGTGCTCCCTTCTGACCGTACGGCAAGCACGGCCGCTTCGGCCCACGAGGGCCGCCAGGTGGTGGAGACCGCCCGGAGGCGGGCGTGGTGGACGACGCGGAGGCGCTTGCCGCCGCGGGTGTGGACCTCGGTCCCGCCGGGGAGGTCGGTGAAGGTGACGCTGACGCCGCGGGTCACGCCGTCCTCGGCCAGGGTCAGGATGTCGTCGCCGCGCTGGGTCTCCGAGGCGCGGAAGAGCATCCACGGCCCGTCGGGCCGGTTCTCGTAGGCGATGCCCTTGCCGGCCGGCGGGTCCTCGTGTTCGAGCTGGAGGACGACCTCGGCCGGGTCGACGCCGTCGAAGCTGCCGCGGAGGTGGACCTCGGGGCCGTCGCGGGTGAGGGTCGGCACCTCCCACGGCAGGAGGCGCATCTCGATCTCCCGCTTCGACTTGGAGCGGAGCTTGATGACCGAGCGGTCCTGGACGTCGTCGAGGGCGTCGAAGTAGCGATCGACGTCGGTGGTGGTGTCCGGCATAAGGGTGACCTCGACCAGGTCCCACCTTTTACGGACACGCCGTGGGAGCTTGGGAGGTCACACTCGGGGATTGGGCACGAGGGCCACGACCCGACCTATTACGACTGGGCCGGATGATAGACGGGTGGCACTGTGACAGTCAATGGAGGCCGCGAGGCTCTGCACCGGGAAGTAGAGCCCGACCCGGAGGCTAGCCGTGATCGTCGCGGCCTCCGCGGATAGCCTACGCCGCGAGAGCGATCACGAGGTCGTCGTCGTCGACCCTGCCGGTGCCGCTGGCCGTCTGGCGCGGCTGCGAACCTGCGCCACCGGCGACGAGGACGAGGCCCGTGCCTGCCGCGGTCTGGCGAGCCTGGACGCCTGCGCCCTTGCCGCGGACGAGCTGCTGCCAGCGCAGCGGCAGGACCGGCCGGCCGCCGACCGGCAGCTCGGTGATGATCTCGGCGACGAGCCCCGAACCGTGGGCGGTCTGGCGCGGCTGCGTCCCAGCGCCCGTGCCGGTGACGTCCGCGGAGACCGCTTCCACGAGGCCCGTGCCGCTGGCGTTCTGGCGCGCCTGTAGACCGGCCCCAGAGCCCGCCATCGGGGCGACATGGCTGCCGGTGCCACTCGCCGTCTGACGGGCCTGTACGGCCGAACCGGAACCGGCCACGGCAAGGAGGGCCGACCCGCTGCCGGTCGCCGTCTGGGTCGCCTGGTGGCCTGCGCCGGTGGCGGCGATCGTCTCGGACCCTGAGCCGCTGGCGGTCTGCGCGGATTGGGTCGCGGACCCGCTGCCGGCGATGGCGAGGGACCCGCTGCCGGTCGCGGTGGCGGTGGCCCCGGACCCGGCCCCGGACCCCGCGATCGTCTCGAAGGCGGACCCGAGCGCCGTCTGCGTCGTCTGCGATCCGGCGCCCGTGCCGGTGTATCGCTCGGTCGCGGACCCGGTCGCGGTCTGGGCTGCCTGGGTCGCTGCACCGGTGCCGGTGATCGTCTCGGAGCCCGTGCCCGTCGACGTCTGGGCGGCCTGGAGGCCGGTGCCGATGCCCGTGAGGGTCTCGGCCGCACTGCCGATCGACGTCTGCGCCGCCTGGACGCCATCGCCAGTGCCGGTCGCACCGGCTGCGACAGCCGCCGGCTGGACGGTGGTGAGGCGCTGCTGGGGCTGGGGCGGGTGCCGGAACAGCCCCCTAGCCACTTACGTGACCTCCTCCAGCGTCACCGTGCAGTTCCAGCCGGTCAGCGTCGTCGGCGTGCCCTGGAGCTGGACGAGGAACGTCAGGTCGGGTCCGACGACGTATCTCTCCTCGGGGGTCGGGACGAAGAGGAAGCCGTTGAGGTTGTTGAAGCCCTGCTGATCGAGGACTGTCAGCGTCCCCGCGCCGTTGGCCGACGCGTTGACGCCGGCCGACGACGCCGCGTTGCTGGTGGACCCGGTCAGGGCTGACCCGACCACGCCGAGGGCCAGTGGTGACGGCGTCGCCGCCGTGAACGTCCCGAATGCCGACGCCTTGAGACCCCAGCGGACGGCGAGTTGCTGGCTGGTGGCGGTGCCGGACTGGGAGAGGGCGATCCGGTAGATACGCAGGACCGAGGCCCGCGACGAGAACGCCGTGGCCGCCCGGACGGTGACCAGTTCGCCCGAGGCGATGACCGTGGCGTTAGCCATGACGACGTTGTAGAGCGATGCCATCGGCGGGCCTCCTACTGGGCGAGCAACGGGGGATAGGGCTGGACGTAGGGCTGGAATGTGACGGGCGCGACGTACTCGGTCAGGCTCTGCGAGAAGGTCAGGAACGTGTCACCCGAAGCGCCGCCCGAGGTTCCCGCGTACCACAGGGTGTTGGCAGCGCCTGCCGACATCGAACCGGTGATGTAGTCGTCGATGTAGAACCGGATACGGAGACGCTGGCCGTTGGTGACCGCGACGTCGGTGCCCGAGATCAGGTGCGACCGGGCATTCTCGGACGCAGATGTCGCGCCTGGCCACGACCCGGCAGCCCAGACGACCGCCCCGCTCCCGTCACCGTTGACGACGGCGACCTCGACCCGGTGGACGGACGAGAACGACGAGCCGGCCGTCCGTACGTTCGCCCGGACGGCACCGCCGAGGGTGAACGCCGTCAGCGGCCGGGTGTACCACTCGACGGCGGTGCCGCCCGCCGTGTCGGTCATCTGGATCGGGACGGTCGGTCCCGCCACCGTGTTCGTGACGTCGGTCTGGACGCCCGCCCCGCGGCTCGTCCAGGCCTCGCGGGTGATCGCAGCCGTCGAAACGGGCGACGCGGTATCGGTCGGGAAGACCTGCGATCCGGCGGGCTCGGTCGCGAAGGTGACGGTCTCGGTGATCTGGAGCCAGGTGTCGCCCGTCGCGGCAGCGGTCGGGCCGTTGTAGTTGATATCGAAGGTGAAGCCGGTCGCCATCGTCCCAGCGTCGTCACCGAAGATGCGGACGCGGAGACGGTCGCCCTTCTTGCAGACCACCCCGGCGACTGGCGTCTCGGCGAAGTTGTTGACCGAGAAGGTCGTCGTCGAGACGGCCAGCTCGGTCGTCCGGGCGGTCTGGTCGATGAGGGTTATGGCGCCGGTCGCGCCGTCGACGACCTCGAGTCGCCCGTTGATCGCGACGTTGGCGCTGGCGCTGTTCTCGCGGCCCCAGATGTTCCAGGTGATCGAGCCCGCGATCGTGACCGCGGTGGCGAGCGGTGGCGAGAGCCAGTAGTTAGCAGGCGGGCTGCCGGAGGCGTTGACCTCGATGCCGACCGTCGGGCCGGCCACGGTGCCGGTGGTGGTGGCGGTCGCCGTCGAGCCCGCCGCCAGGCCGAGGCTCTTGCCCAGCCAGGAGCCCGCCGCGCCGGTCAGGAGAGGGTCCTTGACCCCTGTCTGGTAGTCGGACGCCGCGTCGAGCAGGAAGATCTTGGTCGCCATCGACGGCGGCCCGGGCTAGCCCTTCTGGACGGTGAAGGTCAGGGCGGTCACCGACACGGCGGCACCCGACACGATCGACGTCGTGTTGAGGTTGATCGTCGCCGACGAGGCGGCCACCGAGCCGTCCCAGACCGCCGTCGTGCCGTCCGCCTTGAAGGTCCGGAACCACGACGCCGTGCCGGTCGCGTTGGCGCTTGAGTCGGCGGTGAGGCCCGAGAAGGTGATGACGCCGTTGCTGGCGGCCGGTGCCGACGTCGCGGCGAAGCGCAGCTCCGCGAGGATGACCTGGCTGCCGATCGCGGTGTCGACGGTGGCCGGCTGGCCGGTGCCGCCGGTGCTGTCGTAGATCCTGAGCCAGCCGTTGTCGAGGAGGCGGGCGAGGGCATCGGCCTCGGCCGATGCGGTGGCGTTGCTGATGCGGGTCGTGTCAGCCATCAGGCCACCCCTTCCTCGATGATGCTGATGAGGCCCTGCTCATCGCGGCGGATGCGCTTCACGGAGGGCGTCCGGTCGGGCGCCGGCATGGTGAACTCGTTGCGGACCTGGGCCGGCTGGACGTCGACGTTGACGACGGGTGGCTGTGGCTCGGGGCGGGCGGTCAGGATCGCCACGGCCTCGGTCAGGGTCCGGAGCATCTGGCGTTCGAGGGATTCGGGCTCGGGCGGGACGACGGTGGCGGTCAGGACGATGTCGGGCGGGGCCGATCGCTCGACCATGACCGCGGCGACGGCCCCCGAGTACTCCTTGCCGCAGCGGCGGCAGATGCCGCTAAAGACGCCGGTCTCGGCCAGCAGGGCGTTGCACGGCCGGAGTACACCGCGCAGCACCCGCTGGCCGTCGCAGCGAAGGGACTGCGACCGGGATTGCAGGGTGTCCGTGTTGGCGATGTCGGCGGGGACGGCGATGGGCGGCGCTGGAGCCACCGGCATCCGCTCGATGTCGCCCGGGTCGTAGCCCTCCTCGCGGCGGGCCTCCTCGGTGGTGATGACACCCAGGGGGATGCCCAGGTTGTACGAATCGAAGCGGGTCTTGATGTCGGCCCGGAGGAGGTTCTTGGTGTTGAACCGGGCGGCCTGGGATCGCGGCAGGAGGTCGCTCATGTGGGCCTCGATCTTCTCGAGGTAGCTGGGCTGGAGACAGCCGCGGAGGAACTGGACCCAGACGTCGGCGACGTTCTGGTAGGTCAGCGAGGACCCGGGGCTGTTGAACTCGAGGAGGGCGCCCGGGATACGGAACATCCTTGCCACGTCGCCGTTGTTGGCCTGCCTCGCGTCGAGCATCTGGGCGCCCTGGGGGTTGTAGTCGAGCTGCTGGATCTCGTCGATCCCCGGGTCGATGACCTTGGGCACGTTGTTGTCACCGGCCAGCCAGCCGGCCTTGAGCCTGCCGGCCTCGGTCAGGCCGTCGTCGCCGGTGGACCCGTCGAGCTCGACGGCCGACTTGATGACGAGCGGCGGGACCCCGCCGCCGGCGAAGAAGTTGCTCGCCCAGAGCTGGGCCTCGACGGCGACCGAGACGGCCGCCCCGCACATCTGCAACGGGCCGACGCCGCGGAGGGCGTTGGCCTCGCGGTGGTAGGTGACATGCACGAAGTCGCCGTCGCGGCTGGCCAGGCTGTAGCGGGTGCCCTTGGTGCGGCCCCAGGTATAGACCGGGTGGAGCCGGTTGCGGGGGTTCTGCTCGACGGTCAGCTCCACCGGCGGGACGTTGACGAGGGCCAGCGGGTAACCGAGGCTGTCGCGCTTGGCGATCCAGCCGACCGCCTCGCCGTAGGCGGCCAGGCCGAAGCCGACCGCGCTGTAGTAGTCGACCGGCGTCTCGTACGGATCGGGTCGCCCCAGGACGGTCGGGGTGTCGTCCATCGGGGTGCCGTTGAACCAGCCCTGCATCGACAGGCTGCCGACGGTGTGGCTGATGAGGGTGACGGCGCCCTCGATGGCGGGGACGCTGAGGGCCTCGCCGACGCTGATCCGGCGGTGGCGGTCGTAGTCGCGGATGTTGGCGAGCTGGGTCGCCAGCGGCGGCAGGGGGTCGTAGAAGCTCGACGCCAGGACGGCTCTCTCGTGGAGCGGCTCGATCGCCAGGAATCGCTTGAGGGTGTCGAGCATCACATCACCTTCGGGGTCGCATGGCGGGGACCAGACGGCAGCCAGACGGCCCGGACGGCGGCCAGGGCTGCGGTGACCGGCCTCCCGTCGTTGGCCTTCACCGCCTGCCACTGGCCGCCGTCGTGGGCCTTGTCGCGGGCCGTCCAGGGAAGGTCGGCGGTGATCTCGGCCGCCCGCTCCCAGCGCAGGTTGCCGGATTCGACGAGGGTCGCGAACTTGCCCGAGGCGGCGCCGTGGTCGCGGGTCCCGACCGGCTTGGCACCCGGCAGGTAGCGGGCGAGGTCGGCGTCGGTCCAGGGGTCGAACCAGAAGCTGCGGACCTTGAGCTGGCTCGCCAGCTTGCGGAGGTCGGGGCCGAAGCGGGCGACGTCGATGGGGTCGCCGCTGACGTCGGCGACGACCTCCAGGCCGACCCGGGTGTCGTCGATCGGCCAGGCGATGACGGCCGAGGCCCGCTTGCCCGACGGGTCCATCGCGATACCCATCGACGGCTGGGTGATCCGCCCGGTCGGCAGGCGGCAGCGCAGCCAGGACGCCTCGTCGACGAGCTGCGGCTGGATGCTGGTGACCCAGCGACAGAGGTTCTCGGTCTCGAAGTGGGGCAGGGTCCCCGACAGCTGGTGACGGCGGAAGGTGGCCTCGAGGTTCCGCAGGACCTGGGGGTGGTGGCCGATGGCGGGGTTGGCCTCGAACCAGCCGTCGCGGTCGTCGGCGTCGCGCTCGGGGGCGGCCGACCACTCGAGGTAGGCCAGGCTCGGATCCTCGCCGGCCCGGTCGCGGACGGCGTTGAGGACGATGCTGGCCGAGGTGCCGGCGTTGCTGAGGTAGACGATCTGGGGGTCGGCCGACATGGCCAGGGTCGGCTCGGCCGAGGCGATGACGTCGTTGCTGTCCATCTCGCGGAGCTCGTCGATGATGACGAGGTCGGCGGGATGGCCGCGGGCCGAGCCACGGCCGGCCGCGGCGATCCGGTAGGAGCCGCCGTTGGCGAGGGTGATCTCCTCGGTGCCCGAGCCGTAACGCGGCCAGATGACCCGGCCGCGGCGCTTCGGGAAGAGCTCCGGCTCGTCGCTGAGGGCGTCGGCCAGGGCGTCGAACATGATCCGCGGCAGGTTCCGGTTCTGGGCGATGTGGAGTATCCGCTTGCCGGCCCGGAGGCGGCCCGAGACGAGCGGCTTGGCGAGGGTCGTCTTGCCCTGCTGTCTCGCCACGACCACGGCGACCTCGCGGTACAGGAGGCCCGTCGACCCCCTGGCGGTCAGGTAGCGGGCGGCGATCTCCTGCCAGGGCATGAGGTGGATGCCGAGCGCCTCGGCCTCGCGCTTGAAGGCGGCGAGGTCCGATCGGGCCGGCCGTGGCGGTGAGATCCGCGGCTCGGCGCTGCCGTAGCGGCGACGGCTCGGCGCGGGCGACGTCGCCAGCATCGCCTAGGACGGCCCGTAGCGGCCGGAAAGCCGCGGAGTGGGGGTAGATGCCACTGTGAGTCGCCGGGGGCGCCTGGAGGGATATGGATTTTGCAGGA